CAGGCAAGGTTTACGTTTACGACGTGACAACGGGCAGCTTGCTGCACACTCTCCACAACCCCAACGCCGACGGCACTCAAGTATATGATTGGTTTGGGTACTCTGTGGCTATCAGCGGAAACCGAGTAGTCGTCGGAGCCTACGGTGAGGGAGACGCTGGTGGTACTCAATCTGGCAAAGCCTACGTCTACCAAATTTCTTGAGCACTGTGACTCATTAGGGTAACAAATGACAAACGAATACCTAAAACTGCTCAAGCAAATCTTGGCTCTACTTGGCGTCAAATATGTCGAAACGAGCCAGGTTGAGGCACTAGACCTGTCTGATGCAGTGTTGCCTGAATTTCGAGACAGTTACCTGACCTGGGTAGAAACGGTTGAGGCCAACAAGCCTGCCAAAACTGGACCTGTACCTAAGAAGTCTCAGGTTTCGATGCTGAGTGCGTCTACGGATATTTACGTACTGTTTGAGTTCGTTCACGCGGTCAAGAAAACAGCAGAAGGCAAACGATCACCTGTGTTGGTACCCAAGGCATCTAGGATTGTCAGGGAAAACCTGTATGTTCGCTTCTTAGCTGCGCTCGCAAAGGATCTGCGGGCGGAACTGGATGCCGAATTGCGGGCCTCAAACTTGATGGACTCGTTGACGGTCTTTCGGTCAAAAACCTCGGCGGTTAAGAACCCTCCTTTGCCAGCTGCGTCTCTGGGTCCTAGACATTCTTACACCGGTTACGTGATCTTGACACCTCGCCGAACCGCAGAGTCGATAGACGTTGCGCTAAATGCTTTTCCAAAAAGCGCGTCAATACTGGCCTCGGGCTTACGTCTTGGTGACCAAAAGAAGAAAAAGAAGACCCCAAAATCCAAGACGTTGGCTACGACACCTTTTCGTGCGTCTGACTGGATCGCAGTATCCAGAGCGAAAAACAACAACTGGCCCGTAGGCTTAGAACTGTATGCTGCACGCGCTTCCGACAACGCAATTGTAGTGCGCTTTTTTGTTGAAATTCCCAATGTTTTTCAGCAGTATTTAGCCGATGTCAAATTGCGGACTTTGCTGACTCGCCTGTGGCCAAAACTGTAAATACTGTATGTAGTGAAAGAAGGTAAATATGTCAATTTCCGAATACGCAATTTCTCTGAAAACCCTCAGTTCTTTGTCTAGCGAGGCTCAGGATCTGTCAAATGATCTTATGGCTACTGTGCAGACCGTAGAAGCCGATTTGCTGCGGCAAAAGGTCGCTGAACTGAGTGCGGAGGTCGCCCGACTGTCCTTGCTGGTTGAAATGGAATCAGAGTCTCCTGTTGAAATGGAAGAAAATCAGCTGGCTGAGACGGTTCGGTTGTTGAAAGAAACCTTGCTTCCTCGCCAGGGTACCAACAAGCAGGTCGTGCGTCGAATTCCGGACACTGGTGAAGGCGAAGACCTAGACGAAGAAGAAGAAAGTACGCCTAAGGCAGAGCCAGTATTGCAGCCTGAACAGATCAACCCGGTAAACCTGGAACTTACGTACTCCCAGGCGTTCCTCTCGCGCTTCGGTCCGCAGACTCGAATGGCTTTGGCAAACGTACTGCTCGATGTGTATGACCGCAACAAGTGGGCACCACCTGCGTACCTCAAGCTCATAGTCGCTCGAAACGGCTTCTAAAAACCATTCTTGGAAACTCTGATTATGCTGACTCAAAACCAAACCCCAACGCGCCTTTCGCGCCTTTATTCTTCGTTGTCGGCTCGGGTAGCTGAAGATGACAGTGACGTGATTGACGTGGTGGCTCGTAATCTGAACCGATCTATGTCGGCGTCTTTTGACGGCGAATTTGAATCCCTGTCTGCTCCACGCAAACGCGCAGCTCCAGAAACGTCGCCCGTCCGCGTCAAGAACCTCAAGAAGGAATCAGAGGACCAGCAAGGCTCTACTTTGGAGCGTCTGTTGGTCGTCCAGTACCCTACCAATCCAGAAGAAGAGGTTGAGTGGGAAAAGTACAACAAAATCTTCTTTGCTACCAACAACAGTGCAGCCAAGGCCAAGGGCATCACGCGCAACGATTACCTGTCTGTTGCCGAGTACCTTGCCCAACAAGCCTTCTATGTAAATGCAGCTCTATCTCTGTTTCGCTACATTGCATTGAACGCAGGACGCATCGCAGCTTCCGAAAGCCCGGCAGTTCAAGTTGGCGTCAACTGGGGCCTCTATACCACAGGCTTCAATCCGAAAATCGCTACTGAGGCAGCCGTTGGTATGCTCAACGCTTGCGCTCAGGGCAACTCTCACATCATTCGTAAGGTCCCTGGTGCCTACGTGTTGATGTTTACTGGCATTCCTGGTTTCGGTTTGGCCCACGGCAAGAGCACAGAAATCAACGTCCCGGTCCTGGACTCTGGCGACGCGTACACCAAGGCATTGCTGTCGCCCGAAGGCGCTCTGAGCACCAAGATTGGCTCTGCTGCCGTTAAAGCGGCTCAGTACATTCTTGATTCGGTGTCAGAGGTTTCTGACAGCACTTCTTTCAGCAACAGCACACGGCGTATTGTGTCTATGGTTCCGCTGAAAGAAGCCCAGGCTGGCGGCATTATCAGTTACGCCTTCTCTATGTTTCGCAAGATCACGGGCATTGAAATGCCCAAGATCGACATTCCTAACCCGAGTTCTGCTTTGGTCAATGGCGTAGGTACGTACCTGTCGGCGTTGGTCATCAAGGAAGCCAATGACTCTTTGGTGCGTCGAAAGATTAACGCAAAGGGAACTATCGCTGATTCTGAGCTTGGCCACGCACCTCAACTTGAAGCCATCAACGGTTCAGTGTCGTATTCCATCGCAATGACTATCCCAGAGTCGATTGCTCGGTACATTTCCCAATCTTTGCCCGGCGAACGCGTTTCTCTGGTTGCTCTCAACACTTGGGCATCGGTATGGGCTTCTGGCATGTTGACTCATGGCCGCAAGCAAAAGGGCACCCGAATCAACGGCAAGTTCATCCGCAACCTGCCCCGTTACGTTCTCCCTGCTTCCAAGACCAAAGAACTGACTCAGCGCCGCAAGGAAGTCGGCTACTACACTGAGCCAGGTAAAGGCAACGACGAAAACATCTTCATTGCAAACAATGGCACGCTGCAGTATCTGCCCAAAGCAGACGACCTGATGCTGGACAACGCCGCCGCCTACGAAAAAGTTCTGGAAGAGGCCCTTGCCACGTCTTTCAATGCTGGCGCTCCTCTCAACACTTCTGCCCAACGTCCTGCGGATCCTGTTTTTGACCTTCAGCATCCCGGGTACGCAGATGCTGTATCTAGTCTGAAGCGTCGCCTTGATGCGTACCAAGGCTCGGTCCAGTCGTTCTCGTGGGACTACAACGTCATTTTGACGACCTCTGTGGCCCAGTCTGACCGTATTGTCGCTACCTCGCTCAACGGCTCAACCAAGCCCAACGCGATGTTTATTGCCGACTACATGCGCAAGCCTTTCGCAGATTCGATGGCTCTGATGTTCCCACACGCAATCGGTGAAGACGGTGGCCGAGTTGACGCCTCTTCTTTCGGAAAGGATCTCCGTACCTGTTCTGGTATGCTCAATACGACGCCTTTCAAGGGTGTGTTTGACCTGTACGACTACTTGGTCAACGAGGAAGCGATTGCACCTTTTGAGGCTCTGCTTAAAGACGCTGCCGCTGAGCTGAAGATCAAAGACTTGACCGACGGCCCACATGCAAAGTACGAACGGGGCCTGTACACTGCTGTTGTTAGCAATACGCTCACTGTTACAGGTGGGACCCGCGATGAGTTTGGTCTTGAACGCAAGCCTTCGTGGTTCGTCCGTGCCATGCTTGAAGCTGCTATCCAGGACGCAGAGGCACATCCTCGCTCAAATCTGGCCAAGGCTGTGTTTGACCGCAACCAGCGTGATGGCAGTTCGGACACTCCGGAGGACGATCCACATTACTTCCATGCTGGTTTGATGACGTTGCGCGAATTTAGCAACGTTTTCAACTACCTCGGCGGCCGTGTGTTCCAGCTGTTGCTCAAGGCTCTCACTAAGGTCGACCGCAAACACTTCATGGTTGTGAATGACAATTCCGACCTGAAGCTGCCTCCGTTTACGTCCATCGTGTCGGAAATCATGCCGCTGGCTACGATGTTTGCGACCTACGTGCCAAACTACGAAAAAGTGTACGAGGCTGCCGATCTGGTTATCGAGTCCAACACTCCTGACGACTCATTCACGGCAGATGACATTCACTTGCCCGGGTCAGGTCCGAAGTTTCAGCTGTTCCCGCATCAGGTCCAAGGGTTCTCTCAGCTCAGCCGATTCCCTGCTTTTGCAATCTTGGACGTAAGCCCAGGGGGCGGGAAATGCCTGGTCGGCAACACTATGGTCCCAACAACCAAAGGACTGTTCAGCTTAGAAGAACTCCGAGCTATGTCTGGTAAGCCTACCGGCGAGGAAGGTTTTCTGTCTTTAAAAGTGGGAGTGTTTACCAGTAAAGGGGTCAAGAATACGTCTGAGTCCTTTTCTCGTTTCGGGAAAACCCATAAAGTTGTACTGTCCGACGGTACAGAATTTGAAGGTTTGCCTGAGCACTCTCTGCACAACGGATTTGACTTTGTTCGGCTGGACGGATTGAAAAAAGGTGACTGGATTCCTCGCCGTGTGGGTACCAACTTGTACTCAGAAAACGTCCCCGAATTCAACCTTGAGCAATTTTCTGACCTGGCTCTGTACGAAGGCCTGAAACTCCCGAAAAAACTCACTACTGACCTAGCTTCTTTGTTTGGTTACTTGGTGGCTGAAGGCACCCTAATGGAGCACTTGGACGGTGTCAATTTCACTGCCCACGACCCAGAAGTGCGTGATGACTTTGCTGCAAAGGCTGTTCGACTTTTCGGAGAGGAATGTGTTCAAGTTGCTAAGGTTACGGTTCGGTTTCGCTGCCCTGCGGTTAAGGCCTTTGTTCGCCATTACTGTGGTGTAGGAACAGCCCAGTACAAGAGTGTTCCCTTTTGCGTCCGCCAAGCTCCGAAGAAGTATCAACTTGCGTTTTTGAACGCACTTTTTGAAGGGGACGGGTATGTTGACTTTTGGGACGGCGGTTGGCACCTCGGCTATTCATCTATCTCGCAGACCCTTGCTTCTCAAGTGAAGGTTATGCTAGAAAACATGGGAATCTGTCCTAGACTAAAGAAGGGCCGCCCTTACGAAAGTTCCAATGGCAACGCCCATATCGGGTACAAAGTGACTACCCGTCATTCTTGGTCTTTGGCCTTCCACTATACAGAGTGGCCTGCCTTCCAAAAGTTGATCCCTTTCATTTCAACCCGGAAAACTTCGAACCTGCAACTTGCAGTAGAACGCGTCCGCTCTTTAGAGCACAAAGAGCAACATACCAACTCTTTCTCCCACGGTCACCTTAACAAACTGCCTGTGTTTGACGAAATTCGAGGCATTCTTGCCCGGGTTGACGAAATCTGCGAAGGTTTTACTATATATGTGCAATTTGGAAACCAAACCCGATCTTTTGTACCAAATGTTGCAACTTTGAGCCGATACGGCGGGTTCGGTCGACTAAAAGGCAACGGTGGCCACGAGACGCGATACTCAGTAGATCGTTTGTTGGATTTCTTGGACACCATCACAGTCCCAGAGATTCACAAAGCTGTCAACTCCGATGCAACGATCCGATCTTTGAGAAAGGAAATGCTGTACAAAGCCTCTTTTGTCTGGTCTCGCGTTGAAAGCAGCCGCAAGACCAACAAAACACGCCAAGTGTTCGATTTGCACGTACCAGGGCCGCACGATTACGTTGCGAACGGTTACTTGTCGCACAATACGACCACCATCCTGACTGATATCGGGATGATGATCCACAACAACAAAGCCAAGCGTTTCTTGGTCTTGTGTCCAACCCGTCTGGCCAAAAACTGGATCGAGGACATGCGCAAGCATACCAAGGACAATTGGAACTTCATTCCAATCAACACTGCGGTGTACAAAAAATGGGGTGAGGAAAAGCTGTCCGCTCTGATTGAAAACGCACCACGCAACACCATTGTGGTCGTCGGTAACGATTGGCTGTCCAAGACAGGCAGCAAACAACTCGTCATCGGCCGTCACGTAGAACGTATCAGCACAACCGCTGAAATGATTAAGCGTTTCGGTTTCGACTACGTGGCAATTGACGAGTCCCATCGCATGAAGCGTATGCACCCGACGCCGTCAAACGTGCACCGTATTGTGAAGTCGATTACTACTTCGTCTTCGGTGAAGTACCTGCGCCTGGCCACTGGCACTCTTATCAACAACGTGCTCATGGATGTGGTCGGGCAGGCTGCTCTGTACTCGTCTGCGATTTTCCGCACTCCTGACGAGTTTGAGGCTGCCAACAAAGAACTGGGCGTCGGACTCGGCGGCCGCCGTAGTTTGGTCTACATGAACACTGCGGCCAAGAAGGCACGTGAGCACCTCAGCAAGTACGCTACGGTTATTACGACTCGCCGTCGCGAATGGGCTTTCATGCTGCCGATTCCAAAGGACACTTTCGTTTTTGTGTCCCTATCGGAATCTGACGAAGCCGGCAATGCAGTGAACCCGGCAGATGATGCTCACCGCATGATGTACGAAGCTCTGTTCAATAGCACCCTGGAGGATATCAAGGGCAATCCTGAACTTATGTCCATGCTCATGGGCAAAAAAGACATTGACGGTGACGACGAGGAAGATGAAGAAGAAGAAGCCGACGACGAAACCAAAAACAAGGTGATCTCGGCTGCTTTGGCCCAGGCAGCTGACAACCAAGACGAAGATACTCTTGAAGAATTGTCTGAGGCCTTGACGCCGTATCTTCAGCGCCTGGAACAATCTATTGTCGATCCGCTGGGTGATCGTGACGCCTTTGGCAACGAATTCGGTTCGGTGTTCTTCAAGGGCATCAACCACGAAAACTACGTGTCGGCCAAGGTGCGCAAGATCATCGAACGTATCGACAAGCACTACCAGCAGTTCCCTTGGAGTCCTGGCAAGCAGTGGTCCAAAGACGATCTGTGCGATCACCAAGGCAAACGCTACATGTTTGTCGGCAAACCAGGCGCTCGTTCAATCACGGCCCCGTCTGAAGACATCGAAAACTGGAAGCCCCAAGCCTACGGTAAAGTATTGGTGTTTTGCCGTTACATTCGGTCGGTCGAGGCAATCTACAAAGCACTGCCGTCCAAGTACAAATCGCTGGCTCGTCGCTTCCACGGCTCTGCCGCAAACGCATGGGAAGGTCTAGAGGAGTTCAAGACTGGCGCAGTAGCAACACCAGAAGAAGTGAACAGCGGTTCCGCCAAAGGCGTGCAGATTTTCATTGCGAACGAACAGGCGATCACTGAAGGCCACAACCTTCAGATGGCCAGCCGAATGGTTCGTGTTGAAATGCCCTGGGCTCCCGGTGACCTTGACCAATCCAGCGCACGCATCTTCCGTCCGGATCCTTCCGGCAAATTTGCACGCAACTTCATCAACCTTGATTGGGTGATTGGTAACGGTACCTTGGAGGTAGCGAAACTCGGCTGTCTGGTGTCCAAGATCCTCACAAAGGCTCAGTTTGACGAAGCAGACAACGACTTCAAAGCAACCGATGCTGAAGGCAATGAGTTCGGTTACGGTGACCTGAACAAGGCAAACCTGCCGACCATCAAGATGAGTCTGAAAAACATCGAAAACATTCGGTGGGCTGAAGACTTGCAGGAGTTTTCACCTGACGGCACTAAGCTCGACTACCTGGACGAATATCGAAAGTTTGTTCAGCTTCAAGGTGCAGACTTCTTGCATATGCGTAAGACTCGAACTGCGCACATGATAGACATTGAACCTACTCCGATGCCCAAGGATGCCAAGAAGCTAGAATTCCAGCCTTATGTGTCGGCCCAAAAGGTCGTAGGCCACGACGACTGGGGCCTGGTGTTGCTGTCGGAATACCTGCAGAATGATAGCGACCCAGAAGCACAGCCTTATATTGCAGACAAAAAACTGCTCAAGGGCAAGTTTGTGCACACTGAGTTTGGTAACGGAGTTATCATCGGCACTCGTACTACCAATGCTAGCGGCAAAAAGGCTGCATCTTCTGAAGATGAAGGCGATCCGCAGACCCGTCTGAGTTCTGTGCGCGTTCAGTTGGCCGGTACCAACGAAGTGATTACCTTGGACTCAGACGTAGTGCACCTGGCCCGCACGTTGGACGCTAAGCAGGTCAAACTGTTCGCTCCTAAGGACCTGTGGAACAAGAGTGAAGCCGACCGCAAACGCCAAGAAGAAGCCGAAGAAGCCGACCGCAAGAAGTCAGCACGCGATGCACGCAAGGTCAGGGAAGAGATTGATCGAGAACGCAAGGAGATCAAAATCTCTAGGCGCATCAAAGACAAAGCACCCATCGTCAAACGTGGGCGCCAGGTCGAAGAGGCGTTTGAGGATGACGATACTGACCAGGACGTGCAACCGTCGGTCGAACTCAACCCGGTCGTGTACAACGGCTATATTGCACTGGAAGGAGTTAGTGACACTGAAGACGAAGCCTCTGTGCTGAAAAAGTTTGGTTTCAAACCCTTCGGCGACTACGTGTACATCAAGATTCCAAACTGGCAGACCTTCGATGCGGTACTCAGTTTCTTGGACAAGAAGTTTTTCCTGTCTGACCAGATTTACAACCGGCTTGTGAAAACTGAAGACTCGTTTACCTCGGGTCGAGGCCGCAAGTTCGATGTAGACTTGGCACCAGTAGCAGAATTCAAAAACTTCTACATCTTGTCGCATCGCAAATCGTTGCCGAAGGGGGCGAACGGAAAGCCCGAACTCAAGGTCTATCCGATGATTATCGGTCAAAACCTGTTCTTCGTGGCCGACATGGAAACCAATCCTGTTACTCGCAAACTTGTTGGCACTTCGATTCCAGGAGCAACGTCTAAGTGGGGTATCGCTGACGGGATGTTTATCTCGTTCTTCTCTACCAAGGCACAGCTCAAAGCCAAGGCTCTTGAAATCAAAAAGGCCGGGATCACTATTGACAACTGGTCAGAATTCGTGACTGCTTACAACGAACTCAAGGTCGGCAAGGTCCAAAAGAGCGAGAAGGAACGAGTTGTCCGTGAGCCTGTGCGCAAGACAGCGGCCAATAAGGCGGTAAAGGCGCCTGTGAAGGCCGTGCCACCCAAGAAAGCACCGCTGAAGCAAGTCGCTACAAAGGCTGTCAAAGTACCAGTGAAACCGGCGCCCAAGAAAGCACCAGTGAAGAAAGCAGCAGCAGTCAAAACGCCCGTTAAGAAGGCTACACCAACTGCTGCGTCCAAGAAACCTGTCCGGAGATAACCAATGAAACCTGTAGAGCAATTCCAAAACGCACAGATTGTCCGTCAACAACAAGTGTTGGCCCACCTGGGCTACTACAAAGGCCGCATCGACGGTATCTGGGGCCCAGGTACCATCAAAGCCAAGAAGGAGTTTGAGTCAATGGGGTTCGCCCCGGGCGTCCCGAACGGCGGCCTGCCTTTTGCATCACGCGGTCCGTATCCCAAGGGCATCTTCATGTCGAACGGTCTCTTGGACTGCGGAGGCTTTGATGCTTCCGAGTATCCGGTCTACAACCCGAATGCCGTGTTTCAGAAGCCGCCTGTCCAGCAACCTCAGAAACCTGAACCAAAGAAGTCTTTGACTGAGGCCGGGGCCCCAGAGGCAGCAGGTCCTACTGCTGACAGCGAAAACTGATAAGGCTTTGCCCACAGTGCAGAAAAGCTCTCTTTTTAGGGGGCTTTTCTGCTTTTCTGCTACGAAATAAAACTGTAAATACGTAGTAGTATTAGAGGGTATTTATGTCTAAGAATTACACCGATCGTTTTCGGAATAAAGAAGAAACTGGCCCAGATTGGCGTCATTTGGTCAAGTGGGAGCCGAATTTCACTGGGCTGTTTGACGAAATGCCTCCCAGTGAGGTCTTTGAGAACCTCGCAGAGCCTTATTTTCACGTACCTGAAGGCAAGCGCAAGGTACTGTACGTTCTGGACTGGGTACCGGGCGAGGACCTAAAATCAACCAAATTGCTCAGCGGCATCACAGGCGACCTGCTCATAAATCTGGTCAAGGCAGCCCGAAACCTGTACTTGAAGAACGAAAAAGCACACGTAGGCTGGCGCGCCACTTCGTTCTCTGCTTGCCGAACTGTCGGTAAGTCAGAAGCAGCTCAAGATTTCCTGTACACCCTGTTCGCACGTCGTTTGCGCAAGACCATCAACCGATATAAGCCTGACGTTGTTGTCTGTTTCGGCTCTCAGTCTGCACGGGCTTTGGTTGGCGGAGAAATTGAACGTACGGGCAAAATAGCTCCGTGGCTCGGTGTTCCGATCAAGGTCGAAGCCAGCTTGAAACTACGCCACGAATTCGTAGTCATTCCTTCGGTATCTCTGACCGACATAGTACGCGGAGGTTCAGAGGCTGCATACCTACTAGGCTACGTGGCCCGTCACATAGCAAACGCTCTGACTGCAACTCACCGTTTCTGTGTTGACGATAGCGTAATCAAAGCGCACAAATCCATCTATGTGGATACGGTGCCCAAGTTCATGAAGCTCATGGACGTGTTGAAGTCAAGCCCGTATGTGTCTATCGACACGGAAACCGCAAACCTCAACAAGGTCACCAATACGCTTCAAACCATCCAGTTCGCTAAGTGCCTCAACTATGGCTACTTGGTTCCGATCTACCACAAAGACACCCCATTCACGCCCAAAGAACTCAAAAAGATCAAGCGTGAGTTGTACGGTTTCTTTCAAGGTGACAACCAAAACGAATACCACATCTACGCAAACGCGAAGTTTGACTTGTTGATGATGCGATCCTTCTTGGGTCTGCAATACTTCAAGAACAACGTGTGGGATATCTTCGGCGGTGAGTTTGCTTTAGACGAAAACCTTGGGTCGTTGACTTCGCTGTCTGACGGCGGCTACTATTCGCTGCTCAACCTGTCGCTGCAATACGGCACCACTATCTATCTGGAAGGCGACTTCTCGAAGAACGAACGCTCCACCATTGCACACGTCCCGCTCAGCAAGAAGGTCATTCGTTACGGCACAACTGACGTGATTGTGCCTCTTGCCATTCATTTGCAGCAAAAGAAGCGTGCAGAGAACATCGGTTACGCCAAGTACGAAAAAGTTGTTACGCTGCAAATCAGCGACACTATTCACGGCCTGACCAAGATGGAACACTGGGGTTCAGGCGTAGACCTGGACTACTTGTTCTACCTTAATACGCCTGCGAGTCCTATCGAGGCTGAACTGAAGCTAATGGAAGGCCAGTTGATGGCGTCCAAGGCGGTGCGCAAAGCTAACCAGTCTTTGTCCAAGAATATGGGTGTGACTGCCTCGAAGGGCCTGTTTGCCTCAGCTTCTATTGACAAGATGTACTTTGACCGGCGCGTCAAAGCCCACCAGCAATTGTTGTTCTTTGACATCCTCAAACTGGAGCCGATCTCGTACAGCAAGTCCTTGGACAAAGAGGGCAATCCGATCGGTAAGATCGACAAGAAGTTCAAAACCGAATACGCCTCGGTTCCTGAAGTAGCCCAGTTTACAGGTCTGGTCAAAGCAGAAAAGCTCCGCGACGCTTACGTCAAGTCGTTCATGAACAAGTTGCGGGAGTCTGACGATTTCCGATTCGATCACCGCATCCGACCTTCTTACGGGTACTTGAAGGTTGTGACGTATCGTACAAATGCTCGCGATCCAAACCTGCAACAGATTCCTTCCCGCTCGGCTCTAGGCAAGCACATCAAACGCTTGTTTGTGGCTCGCGTCGGTTGCCTGTACGTCAAGGTTGACTATCGAGTCCACGAGGTTCGGTGCTGGGGCATCATTTCGGGCGATACCAACATCGCTAAGGTATTCAAGGCCGCTGCTGCACTGTGGGACGAATTCCGGGCAATGCCGACAGCCGAAATGATGACGCGCCTGAAGTTTGAGGCCGACATTCACGTGGTAAACGTGATCTACTTCTTTTCAAAGACCTTGAAGGAACTGATTGCGAAACCTGACCTGCTCAAGGAGCTGCGTGACGGCGTTAAGGGTGTGACGTTCGGTATCATCTACCAAATGTCTATCAACTCGCTGGCTGAAACCATCAAGCAAACTGCTGAGTACACGCAAAACCTGTACGACGGATTCGTCAAGCGGTTTCCTAAGGCAATGGGTTGGTCAGACATGCAAAAGGTGCTCGCCAAAAAGAACTACTTTGTTGAGGCCCCAATAGGCATTCGTCGCAACCTGTTCGGCTACATCTTGCCCAAATTTAAGTCTGAGCGAGGCGACCGCAACTACGTGAACACCCAAGCAATCCATGCTGATATGGATCGGCGTGCGGTAAACTCGCCTGTACAGGGTTTCGGTGCTCAGTGCATGAGCATCGGCAACCGCAACCTTGACCACATGATGGAGGAAATTCGCCTTGAAACTGAGCGGGTCGTTCAACTGTATACCAACAATTCGGTTCACGACTCCTTGGAAAACGAAGCAGGCTACAAGGATCTGATATTGAGCCTGGACCTGATCGAACGAGCCTTGACTTCTGAGGTAAAGAAGAAGCTCAAAGAACGCTATGGCATGGAGCTGAATTCTGACTTGGCGATTGACTTTGAATTGGGAAGTTCTCTGTCTGACATGCATGCCTGGAATTTTACCTTTCCTAGCTTGGTTCGTCTCGTGTTCAAGTCTATAACCCACCAAAAGGAGGTGTTGAAGTACGATGTTGATGTTGCTTCCACTATGGATGAAGTGTTTTTACAATTTAACGACTATCCTAAGTGGTTGATCCGTCAAATACTAAACCTAGACGTTGCTTACTACTCTGATTATGCAGAGGAAGATAAGCAGCAGGTAGATCATTACCTGCGCAAAGCTAAAAAACACTTCCAAAACTACAAAAGCAAGGCTTGATGCTTTTGGTAGTACCTATACATCTCCCGAAACGACCATAGATACCAGTCTTTCGGGAGCTTCATTTCTCTACCTGGTCCTAGTATGAGCATCAATTTGTATTTGAATCCCAAATTCTGCGCAGCTATGGCTTTTTCGCAGCAGTTATAAAACCTTGCAGCTTTTGTAATTTTTGCGTGCTTGAACTCTTTCATTCCAAAAGTTGCAGGTCCTTTGACTTCAATTAAAAGGTTTTTACTTGGTACGTATAAGTCAGGATAGTGCCTTCTGTTTTTCCCATACTTTATCTGTGGAACTTTACCGCTCTGGTACGACTCTATCTCCGATGCTTTGAACTTTTTTACCAATATTTGTAAAGCAAAATCTTCGTAGCCGTATACGCTGTAGACTTTTTTGTGTATGGTTATACTGTGGGATTTGTTTTTAGGTGCGCAGTTTGTGCATTTTGCTAGCCTTAGTAGGTGCGTGGGAGTAATATTTCTTATGTGGCCGCAGGCAGAACACTTATGCCGGATTGCTATCCGCGCAGTTTGGTAAGTTTCTATCGGCAAAACGCTGCACCCCTTGGCTTTCAGCAGCTCTACGTATTCGTTTTTGCTTTTCTCTCTCCTACTCTCTTGTACTATTCGTCTGGAACAGTGGGGGCACCCACTTTCGGTATTGAAGATTCGTTTGGGGCTCGATAGAAAAGTATTGCCGCACTTACATGAAAACTTTATGTATCCGCAGATTTTAGTACCTTCTCGCCTCTTACCCCTGTCGATTATTTGGGCTACAGCTTTGATCTTTCCTTCAAATTTTTCCTTCAGTTTTGCGTTCAACTCTCGAAGATTGACTTCTGTCTGTTGACCACATTTTCTACATCCTAGAGTCCCTTCGAGTACCGATTTTTTGTACCTAACATCAATAGTATTGCATCTTCTGCACTCTACTTTAACTCGCTGGTCATCTACCGTGCCCAATATTTTTAACCGTTTTATCATATTACACCTCGTTGATTTTGAAATTGTATCTTCCACTTGTAAATTACAATTTTTGTTGACTTTGAGATTGGTCCTGCCCTTTCGGAAATGCACAAGTGGGATTTCTCTGTGCCTCAGCTTGAGGAGATTGTAGAGAAATCTTTGGTCTTCCAGCGCGACGAACTCAAGCGAGACATTGATGTGAAAAAGACCATGAAGACTGTGTTCTCTCAGAAGCAAGATATGCCACAGTGGATGCGAAACCAGATCAAAAAACTCGGTTTCAAATTCAAACACGAAAAGGATAATCGTGAATGACGAAGACGATAACCAGATCAAAAACCCATCAGAACTGCATTTCGACACATTCCAGCTGATTGTAGAGCCTGACCTGTACTCTAGGTTGCTGGACTTGTTTGGACCTGATGCGTGCTCGACTTTGGTAGACTCCCTTCAGCTTCAGTGTCAAGAGTATTTGCTCACATTGCATCGAGACTATCCTATCCACAAGATCGGATTCGGGTTCTTCAAACACAATCTTGCGGCAGATGTAGTCAACCTGCTAAACGCAAAACTTGAGGAGTTTGAGGCCGAACAACCTATTGATCCTAAGCAAATCGAAAAGGTCATTCAGCTAGGTAAGGACTTTGTGGTCAGCCTTTCAAATAGCATCGGTATGACACCTGGTACCCGAGTGCTGGGAATTTACTTGAGCACGATTCCGCCTGAGGTCACTGAGCCTACAGCCCGAGCAACGCTTCGCATGTACAACATCGACACGTACCACAAAATAGAACCCTTAATGTGAGTAACTGTAAATAGCAGTTAAGCAGCACTAAACTGGAATAATTCATATGTCAGGTTTTTCTTTTCAAGTAGCACCCAAGGTACTGGAATCTGCCTTGTCCAAAGCGGCGGCAGTGGTGGCAACCTCAAACGCTCCCCAGGGCAAGAATTTCATGTTGGAGGTTGAAGACAAGTGCCTGAGCGTGCTGGCCTTCAGTTCTGATACCTTTGTTCGCCTGCGCGTTACCGAAGCCAAAGCCAAAGGGTCTGGTGTGTTTGGCTTTGATGTTGCCCGACTCCAAGGCATCATCAAGAACCGATCGGAGATGGAATTCAACTACGACGGTGCAGACTGCGCGTTTAAGGTATTGAAAGGCAAATACGAAGGCAAGTTTGTCACGTTGCCTCTGGGTCACGATTTTGAATCTCTGTTGGCAAACTTCACCAAGAAGCTGAAGTCAGATAGCGGCTCAAATCGACTCAGCCGCGATACGATGGAAAAAATCCGTGATGGCTTGCGTTTGACTGCCATCAAAGATGTGTATGCTGACAAGCCTCTGGTGTCGTATCTGGACATGTCAAACAACAAGCTCACCGTCTCCACTTTGGACACGAACCACTTCGCACACTTCACTGCGGATGTGGACAGCAAGAAATCTTTCCGAATTGCGCTTCCTATCTCCCACTTCAACGTGATTGACAAAGTGGCGCAAGACGACAAGTTTGCAGAGTTTGAAGCTTGCAACACTCACCTGAGGATTCAGTCTGGTGCAGCGAGCATGATCCTGCCGGCTACTCAGGCTGACGAGGAAACCTTTTCACTGGTTCCGCAGTTCATAAAGTCTATGAAGAAGCCTACCTTGGCTGCTTCGTATGACCATGAGAGCCTATGCACGGTGATCGACAATATGTTTACCCTCTACACGGTAAACTCCAAGTTGCAATTCTCGCACAAAGAGGGCAAACCTACGATTTCGGTCGCGTTCAGCACTCAATCAGGCTCTGCGTCAGACTCTATCGGCATCAAGTCCAAAATTGATGCGTCTTTCTCTGAAAACGTGGACCCTCGGCTGTTTAAGGATTCGCTGTCTGTTCTCAAGGCTCAAAAGAAGGTAGTTTTTGCTGTCATCGCAGGCCGTGCGCTGGTTTTCAAAAGCAAGGTCAGCGATACTGCTGAGGTGGTTATTGTTACCTCAGTCAGTGAATAGGTCAACCTCGTCTTAAAGTAGGATACATCCGTGATTTCTCCTGTGCTGTATGATCGTCCTTTCAAACTTGAAGCTGCACACACGTCTCAGGTGAACTACTTTGTGAACCTGGGCCAGCAGCGCGGCAACAAAGGCCTAACCCATGTGCTGTTTTTGCGTAAAGCAATACCAGAAGGAACTGTGTTGACTGTAGGAGAAGCAACGTCCATAACAGGCTATTGTAGCTATCGTTATGTGTTGACCAACGGTCGGCTGGTTGGTGTGCTGCTGTGCGCGTTCACTCCTAGTACGGTATGCACTCCGACCCGGCTGTCTGTTGCCAACTACGGCAATTTGCCGCACAAGTTTGAACCTGTGTACGCTCTTGAAAGTTTGGGCTTGTTTGCGTTTACCGCAGATGACAGCTCTATACTGGTGCTACCCAAGGTGATGCACGAAAATGCGTTTTTAGTGAAGGATACTCAAAATGGTTCGTAAGGATATACCAGCCTTGACCAAGAGTCTTCGCAAAGACGCTCGGTACCAACGTCTGAAGGAATCGTTTCAGACGCTGCCTCTGTTCAACATGCCTGTTGACCAGTATCACAAAGACCTCGATCTGTACCATAAGTCGAGGCCAATTCGCAACCTCAATCCAACGTCTGGGAAAATCATCGACCAGATCGTGCGTGCGTCGGTCGACGACCAAGCGTTCCGTTCGCGCATTGTTGCCATCATGATGGAGTGCGTTCGCGCTTCTACCACTTTGCAAAACGCAATTGACGCGTACCGAGATTACGTGCTTGTTCACTACGCAGAGGAACTCAAATCTTTGAGGACTAAAGAGGAACGCATGATGGTCATCAAGATCGCCACAGCATCCTTTTCCAAGTACGTCAGCAAGGTTCAAACACTGCGAGACTGTTGCGATTTAGTGGTCAAAGATATTGACCAAGCTGCGTGGTCCCTAAAGTTGACCGTGCAGACCTTAGAGATTCACGCTAAACGCGAAAACATCGTATGACCGACAAGATCATCGTTCGAGAACGTGCATTCATTCCAATCGAGGTATTGGACATGGACCTTGTAGCCAAACACTACAAGCGAAAAACGTACCAAGAGTCTGGCTGTGCTGGTTGCGTGTACCGTCCAGAGAGGCACACTTATACGTGCGACGAGTGTTCGTCTTACCTAGGCGAAACCCAGCTGTTCAATACAGAAACCATCAAAGGCGTAGAGTACGTCGGCCTTCCCTTGGGCCACAAAGGCCTGTACGAAAAACGGTTTGGTATCGACTACCGAGACTTCAAGATCGTTGACAAACGAAACAAGCCCGAGTTTGACTTCAAGGTCAAGTTTTCCAAAAAAGTCAAGCTGTTCGACTACCAAGAAAAATTGCGCACTGACTTCCACAAAAAGAAGTACGGTCTCCTCGAAGCGCCTCCGCGCACAGGCAAGACCTTGACGCTGCTGCGCATTTGTATTGACCTGGGCATGAAGGTCCTGTTTCTTGCGGACCAACACGAGTTCATTACTCAGTTCTTCGACCACGTGTATGGTAACGAGGAAGAGGGTATTCCAAAGTGCACCAACATTCCAGAACTGGAAGCCAAGTACGGTTTCAAGATGTGTGGTCACCCTGAAACCGATGCAGACTTTGAAAACTTCCAGTTCTTCGGTATGCCTTACCAGCAGTTTGCGTCCAAGAAGGGTCGCGAACGGTTCGACCGCATCAAGGACAAGATTGGTACGGTCGTAGTAGACGAAGTCCACTCGGCTTCAGCTCCCGTGTTTGCCCGCGTCCTGAGCATGTTTCCCTCCCTGTACCGATTCGGCGTAACTGGTACAGTTTCACGCAAAGACAAGAAGGACTACGTAATCCGGACCTTGATTGGTCCTGTCGTTGCGCGTACTTCTATTGAGGCTTTAACTCCCACAGTCACCGTTCACAAAACCAACACGCCAACTACCAAATCACGCACTTGGGTTTTCATCATGAAGCACTTGTGCTCGAATGCGGCTCGCAACCAACAAATCGTTGACGACATTGTCCGCGATTTGCGAAACGGACGAAACGTAGTGGTTCCTGTGATCTTCCGAGACCATGCTACCAAGCTGAGGGCGATGATTAACAAGGAAATGGGCAAGGACGTGTGCGAGTTGTTTGTTGGTGGCGGCGGTAACAAAAACAAGATCGAACGCAAGAAGATCCTGCAACAGGCTCGCCTGGGCACTACAACCTGCGTCATTGGAATCCGGCGGCTGCTCCAACGCGGTCTGAATGTGAAACAGTGGGACACCATCTACGAAATCATTCCGATCAACAACAAGCCGAATCTCAAGCAGGAAACCTCTCGCGTTCGCACCCCACTTGAAGGAAAGAAGACTCCGCGAGTCCGCTTATACGTGGATATGCAGGTCGGAGCTTCTCTAGGCTGCGCACGCGCTTCTTTGAACCACATGATCGGATTTGAGTACAAGATTGCCAAGTCTTCACGGGCTTTGGTTTCTGAGGTACTGTCTGCTGGATCGCAACGCCATCGAGGCGGAAGCGAATCTGACGGCTTCGATCTAAACGCATACGAAAACGAAAGCATGGGAGCAGTAGACGGCCTGAGTGCTGGCGGCCCCGGCTCCCGTCGCAGTATGCATAACGGACTGTAACCCATGGCTATCAAACGACGCTCTCTGCCTGCACCGGACGAAGCCGCTGCTGCCCCGAGAAAATCGCATTCCTCAGCAGCGAATAAAAAGGCAACCAAGAAAACGAGCAAAGTGTCCGGTCCGAGTTCTAGGCTAGATGACAACCAAGAAGACATAATCGTAGCTCCTTTTGAAAAACAAGCTGCGAAACTCTTGGTTGCGCGTGGTGTGCCCTACGCCGATCTTCCATCTGGTCCCAGGCTGTCTGTGTCTGATATGCTGTTGCGAATTGAACAGAAACGCGAAGGCCAACCTGATAAGCTAATTTCAACTACGAAGCAGCTAAAAGTTTTAAACGCGATACTCGCAAACCCGTTGCGCGGTTCATATACGCTGTGTATCAGTTCCATGCCTAGCGACATGCGAGCGAAAGCACTGGCTGCCCACATCATGTGGGTTGCAATGAACACGCAAAAGGGCCGCTCTCACGCTAAGCCTGTGTGGCATCGCGTGTACGGTTCGCTGGGCGATCCGCTTCGAGACAAAGTGCAGACCGAAACCCCAAGCCTGTTGATTATTTCAAACATCGTTGAAGGCTCGTCTGCGCTGAAAATCGAAAAGGTGCGTGATCTGCTGGAGAAGTATTCTTCTATTCCACGCATTGTGGTTTACGGAGGCGCTGACCCGGTTTCGCTGTTTACAGACAAGCTGCACTACCCACTGAAAGCCGGAATCTTCCTGGGTTCCGGCCGCAAAGTTCAACACATCTGACGCACAAAGTGGGCCCTCGAGGCCCATTTTCTGTTTCTGCCTCACGATTTTTCGGAGCACCGCACAATGGATAACAGAGCCTGTATTACCTGCGACCGTTATATCGGTTGCCTCGATCCCAAGAAGTCCATTAGCTATTCGTGCTCCAAATTCATTCCGGTGAGCTTGTACGGAGTAGGTTCTAAAGGTAAGACCGAAAAGCAGACCATTGATGCGGGCTTCAGTTTGTTTGATGGCCATGGCTTAGGATCGTTGGCTGCTGCAAAGAATCCAGTTGCGGTTTTGGAGTCGTTAGACCAAAACTACGAATTCGATCTGGCCAAACAGGTTCTGGATGTGGTTATGTCCACAGACAAAGCACTGTCTAAGGACCTGAAGGTGCCAGACGGGGATTTCCCGACCGCACCGAATTTCTACACCTTCTGCACGTCGGCAAAATACCTCAAGCAGACTCCGTATCCGTGGCAGATCCTGATGCCTACGATTTACCTGAACGAGTACTGTCCTAGGTGTACCGACCAAGACTACTTGTTTGACACCTGGAAGTCCACAGACAGTTACTTGAAAATCGAAAAGAAGGTAGCCTTTTTCGAGCATGGTGTTTGCCCGCATTGCAAGGCCCGTCGATCAAAGATGGTAAACAAGGGCCTGATGCACTTCTACGAGGAAGCTGCTCTTTGCCTTGGCCAGCGTAGTGGCAAGTCTGCAAATCTGGGTGACGTCGCTGCGTACCTGACTCACCTAGAAATCAAGTTGCAAAACGTCAATGAGGTCTACGGCCTCAAGTCTAATAGCGAGCTCCATGGCACGTTTGTGGCCCTTACCTATGGTCAGGCTAAGGACACCCTCTGGGATCCGTACTACAACAACCTGACGGACAGCCCCTGGTTCAGCAGCTACCACAGTATGTTGGACGAGATAGGTGGAAACCACGGGGAAGACCTCTACCGGCTAAAGGACTCGTTTGTCCAATATAGGCATCGCAAGATCAAGGTTTATCCTGCAGGTCCCGACAAGCGGGTTTTGCGTGGTCGTACTAGGTTCGCGGCCGCCATCGACGAGCTGGGCTGGTTTCCAAACGGCGCAGAGGCCATAAAGCTCGTCAAGCTAAATGCAGATGAAGTCTATAAGGCATTGTCCAACTCGCTGCGCACTGTGCGTGCTGCTGCAAATCTGCTGGTTGAAAAAGGCTTCGACAACATTCCCACAGCCTACTTCATAAACCTGTCCAGCCCTGCGTCCATTCGAGACAAAATCATGGAATTGGTGCGGAAGTCGCAAGACAGCGCCAAAATCTTCGGCATCCAGCTGCCTACGTGGGACGCAAACCCCACGATGCCCCGATCAATGTTTGACGAAGAATTCAACCGTGATCCTGTTGGAGCAATGCGTGACTTCGGAGCGCAGCCTCCAATCAGCAATAGTCCCCTGTTGAGCAACCTAGACTCTATCGAAGGTTGTGCGTCCAAGAAGGGTCAAAATCCAATCCGCATTAAGTACGAAACCAAGAAGGGCAAAAACGGTGCATCTACTCGATTTGCAAAGATTGCAAAACTCCAAGACGGCGCGCCGCCCTCGGTTCTGGCAATCGACGCTGGGTATTCCAACAACAGTTTTGCCTGCTCTATCGGACACTTGATTGACAACAAGCGCGTAAAACTTGATTTGATGGTTGAGGTTCAACCGCTACCCGGTATTCCGCTGAACTACACTTTGATTTTCAAGCACCTGTTGACGCCACTGATACAGCGCCGAAACGTGCGTATTATTGCCGCCGACCGATGGAACTCGATCAAGCTGTTGCAGGATGCTGAGGAAGAATTCGACATTAAACACGTCATCTACAGCCTTAAATACCGTGATATGGTCATGTTTAAGGATTATTTTGAGTCTGGCCAATTGCGCTACCCGAAACCAGAATGGACTACCGATCAAATTACTGGCTACAACCAGTCGGAATATCCTCAGACTTTCAAGAACCATCCAGTGGAGCATTTCGTGCTTCAGTGTATTACGGTTCAAGATACGGGCGCTACGGTTACTAAAGGTGACCGTCTGACCGATGATTTAGTGCGCTCTTCTATGCTGTGCCTGAATCAATTGTTGAATGAAGAAAATCAGGAACTGTTAAATTCAGCACCTGATTCTGCGGTACGGTCCAGCGTAAATCTCCAGTCATCTATCGTCATGCGGACCTCCAGCGGTGCATCCGGTTCGACCCCAACCGGTACAGTTAAATCGTCTTCAGGTCGTGTAATTGGAACAGCACGCGCTCGCGCTTTCTAATTTCTCGATATACACAAGGATACGCCAAATGAACTCTCCTATTTTCAATCCTTTTTCGCAAATCGAAATCGAAAATGACGCAAGCCCGGCCGCAGGCGGGGAATCTACGTCGGCTTCGGAATCCACGTCGAACGTAAACGTCAATACGGTTGTCGGACGCTGCGGTCGGTGCGCAGGCGCTATGGTCAAAGTGGGCCTGACGACACCACCCGACACTGTTTATTTCTGTGAGCAGTGCCGAGTTACTACTCCTATGACTGACGAAGAATGCGCTGCTGCTGATCGACAGCTCCATTTAGGTGTTCGGTCTGGACACCAGTGCTGACCTGTCTGGATAAGGTTCGGTTTCGATGCGCTGAAAGGTAAGCCCTGTGATAAACATTAAATCGTCGCGTAACATGCTGTACGCCTCCAAAAACGACGTAAGTCCGACTCCGGAGTCAACGTCAGCAAACCAAACCCGGCGCACTTCTTCTGGTTCAGCTTTGGGTACGGCTTCGAGAAAACTTCCAGCTCATCCTAAGGATAACCGGGATGCTGACTTCAAGTCGGAATCTGGCATTCCTACCGGCGCGCCGAATACGTCGGTCGGCTACAACCAAATCACGGTTGACCTGACGCCGATGCTTACTGGCATTGACCCACGTGCGGACAAGCCGATCTACAGCCTGTACGAAGACATTTATTACAACGATCCTGTTGGTGGCGCTGCTGTTGACCTGCTGTCTAGCCTTCCGTTCTCAGAGTTCACTTTGGGCGGCTTGCCTGATTCCTCGGTAGCGAATTCGTACCTTGACCAGATTGAGCGGCTAAACACCCGTACCTTGCTGCCTGAACTCAGCGTTGATTACCTAGTAATGGGTGCCCACATCAGTACCTTGTTGTACAGCACTGAGGAAAAAAAGTTCAAGGACATGATGTGCTACGACATGAAGCAGTGCGAAATCCAAGAGGTTCCGCTGTATTCACAGGATCCACTGATTACCGTTGATTTCGCAGAAACTGCTCGGTTGCTGGAACGCAGCGATAGTCCGCGCATCAAGAAGATCAAGGAATTTATGGGTCGAAAGACCGTAGAAACCATCATGAAGGGCAAGGTAGAGCTGGAGCCGCTGTCCACTCTCTACATTCCGCGTCGCACCTTTTCGTCCAACCAGTCAGGCACCTCGTATTACAAACGCATTTTGCCTCTGTACTTGATTGAGAAGAACCTGTATCGCGGTACCTTGATGGAATCTGCACGTCGCCAGCGTGGCATCATGCACATCACGGCAGGTGAACCTGATGTGTGGGATCCTACAGAACAGGACCTGGAAATGCTCAATGAGCTTTTCTTGAATGCAGATTCGGATCCACTCGGCGCCATCATCACGACCAAGCTCGGCATCAGTATCGAAGAAGTACGTCAAGGTGGCGATTTCTGGAAGGTCACAGAGTTTCAAGATTCGGTTCAAAACGCCAAATACCACGCACTTGGTATCAGCGACGGCCTGTTGAGTGGCGAGGCTTCATATAACACGGCCGACGCATCGCTGTCTGTGTTTATTGATATGCTGCGCACGTACCGGGAAATGATTACCCGTAAGGTCTTCTACAACAAACTGTTCCCTCTGGTATCTGTCCTAAACGGATACGCGGTGAACTCTAAGGGCAAGATGGTCAAAAATGACCTGCTCAAAGACTTCGACGGCAATAGCCTAGAACTCACACGCAAATTCCAAGACGGATCCAGCCTGTTGATTCCTACTGTCAACTGGAACAAGCAACTCAAACCTGAAGGCGATAGCGCATACTTTGAAATGCTCAATACCTTGACTGATAAGGGTGTGCCTGTACCGTTGCGCGTGTTGGCTGCTGCGGGCGGCCAAAACATTGAAGACATGCTGCGCCAATCGGCTGATGACCTTGACTTGCGCAAACGCGTCGCGGCCTACGCGGCTCAGATTGCAGCCCTGGCTCCAAAAGCTCCAGAGGGTGAAGGTTACGATTCTGAAAGCTCTGATTCTGATAAGCGTTCGATTTCGGCTGATGTAAACCGCAAGGTGCTGGCTGCTGTCGATCCTACTGGAACAGTACGGTCTGCTGTGCTTGCTGGGCATATGAAACGTGCTCCTGCGCTGCTCAACCGCAACTTCGGCGATACCGGTGAGATCACAGCCACAACCCGCACAGGCAAGAAAAAGTATGTGCCCAACCAACGTGCAGCCAACGAAAAGGTCAACACCTTGATCGCTCGTTCTGCTGCGCGTATCGGCAAATCTCTCTAAAGGTAATAACGAAAGGTACGTAGGTTCACGCTTACGTACCTTTCGTCGTATCTGAGCCACTGTAAAGACTCTGTATGACTGATACCAATCAATCCAAAATCTTCGTGTCGGAATCAATGATGCAAAAGAAACAAACACGCGTGGCTCTGTTGGAACGTCTGTTGCTCAAGGCCAAAGATTACTACTACAACCAAGGCAAGTTCATGACTTTCCGGGGTGAAGAAGTGACCGATGCAGTGTATGACAAGTACGAAGAAGAACTGCGACGCCTGCATCCTACGTCCAAAGTGCTGCGAACTGTGCGAGCCAAGACCAAAGCTCCTGGCCGCAAGGTCGTCAAGTTGCCTTTCTACCTGGGTTCCCTGGACAAGGTTTGGGCCCACGACAGTAGTGCAGAAGATTGGCTGGCTGACCACGCTACTGGAAACTACGTCATTTCAGACAAGCTGGACGGGTACTCAGTACCAATCGTGCGAAAGGACGGCAAATGGAGTGTGTACTCTGCTGGGGATGATTCAGGCAAGGCTATGGACATTTCACATCTTGCAGAGTTTATCAAGCTCCCAGATGTGGATAAAGACCTTATTGTCCGAGGTGAGCTGCTTATCAGCCGTGGCCAATTTGCCAAGCACGGTACAGATTTCAAGAACAGCCGCAATATGGTTGCGTCGATTGTGACGCGAATCAAGCCTCACAAATCTGCGGTCTATTTCGACTTTGTAGCCCACGAACTGCTACAGCCCAGAATGGCGCCGAGTAAGCAGTTTGCTTTTCTGAAACGACTCGGTTTCAACGTAGTGCCGCACAAGCTGGTGGCCGCAAACATCGTTACCACAGCTCGTTTGGTCAAGTTTTTGCAAGCCCGCAAAGCTGCATCCAAATACGACATTGACGGTATCGTGATTGCACAGGACAAGTCTGTTCCTCTGACTGTAGGTTCCAATCCGTCGGCTGTGGTGGCCTTCAAAGACAACTCCCAAGAAGAAATCGTTACCGCTACGGTCAAATCTGTAGAGTGGACAGCATCCAAGCACGGTTATCTGAAGCCTGTGGTTCACATCAAACCAGTGGAAATCTCGGGCGTGACAATCAGCAAATGCTCGGGCAAAAACGCGTACACCATCGTCAACGGGTGGCCAAAGCGTTCCGAGAAAGCAAACGCTGGTAAGAAAGCAATGCCGATTGGTCCTGGCGCCAAGGTCAAATTGGTGCGTTCTGGTGGGGTGATTCCGGACATCCTAGAGGTACTGAAGGCAGCTACCTCGGGCAAGCCTTCTATGCCAGATGCAGATTTTGAATGGACGAAAACAGGTATCGACATTGTTGAAACCACCCAATCGGACCTGTCTTATGACAAGCGCACTGCCACCTTCTTCCGAACACTCGGCGTAGAAGGTCTTGACGTGTCTACGATCTCCAAATTGGCTGATGCGGGCCTAGACACTGTAGGCAAGATACTCAAGGCGAAACCTGTCGCTTTCCTTGAAGTTCCCAATATCAAAGAGCGCAGTGCTCGAAAGCTGTATGAGAATATCCAGGCAAAACTCCACGATATTCCCCTGCACGTATTGATGGATGCTACTGGCATTTTCGGCCGTGGTATGGGCCAGCGCAAGATCCTCCCAGTGCTGAAGAAATACCCCAAATTGCTGAGCACTACTTGGACACAAACTGAGTGCAAAGACAAACTTATGGAAGTGGACGGCTACAGTTCAGTCACGGCTACCCAATTCGCAAAAGCCTTGCCTAAATTCAAGCTCTGGTTGAAGAAAGCCGAAACCGTACTGACGTGGAAAATGCCAGTTGAGACTATCAAACGCGGCTCAGCCCTCACAGGACAATCAGTTGTATTCACTGGTTTCCGAGACAAAGGCCTTGAAATGCTTATTGGTCAGCACGGCGGGCGCGTAGCTTCTGGTGTTACTTCTACCACGACTGTTTTGTTAGTATCCAATAAAAACGACACTAGCTCCAAGGTTAAAAAAGCAAAAGAATTGGGTACCGTTAAGATAATGACGCCCGACCAGTTCGTTGCACATTTCAAAATAAAGTAATTTCATAGAGAGTAGAGCGTGTTGATCGCGCTCAAAATCTATTTAAATCTGTTGGACCTAAATCATGTCTTTTTCAAAATGGCCTATTTTTCGTCTATTCGCTGCACGCAAAGAAAAGCAACAATTGGAAGTCACCCTGCGCCGAAAAGAAGCTGAATTTTCAGTTGAGCGAGGTGTTCTGATCGACGAAATATCCAGGTTGAAGCACATGGTGGGTGTCCACCAAAAACTATTCAACAATCTTGGTGTGTTCAAAAACACCTTTACGATGGTGCAGTCTTCTCTTGAACACTTGCTGGACAAAGCTACGTGCAACACCAAGTATGCTATTGTGGCTGAAATCGAAGCCGTCAAGGTAGCCCACTTGATGTTTAAGCTCGACGTGTATGGCCGGTTCATGCACAGCACAAATCCGTGCCAAGCAGAAGATTCTTTCCGCTCCGTTCTAAAGCAGCCTCTGGCTTCGTACTCTGAGTCTGAGTTTGGCAAATGGTACTACGGAGAAGGACAAAAGCTGGCGTCCAATCCGATGTTTAAGACCATTGATGTGGCATACCGGCGCCTTCACATCTGTGCCGAGGCCGCAATCGACTTGTTTGCTGAGGGCCTATACCTAGAAGGTGTGGACAAGGTAACCGACATGGAGCAGGCCTCAATTGAGATCCTCACATCGCTGGAGTCTTTAGCTGTGGCCTTGCTGGAAACGGCTCAAGCAGAATGCAATGATCCAACCTGCAATGACACCAAAGGCAGCCTAGCCAATACCATCAAAATCATCCCTGAAATTGGAGATACCAAATGAACCGCATTGTTATTGATCCCGCCCTGCGTGCTGTCGCAAAAACTCAGGCCAAGCCTGTTCGTCCCGGCACTGTTCAAGTCAGCGTCAGCAGGGGCAAAAAGGGCGGCAACGCTCGATCCAAATTTCTGTCAGAACTCATGAAGCGCAGCTCTGGCGACCTGGGCAATTCCCTAGCCGAAGCTTACGTTGGCGGCGATGCCGATGCCTTCGCAAAGAGTTTCGACAAGCTGAAAAGCTCTATCCTCAATACCATCCACAAAAACGGCAAGCAATAAGCAGCTTCGCAGTTTAGATAAGGTTCGCCATCATGGGCAGAATTATGATTTCCTTGCGCTCTACCAACCATGCCTCAACCAGTGCAGATACAGATTCGAGTAAGGTTCTGGCTGCCCTGACATTGATGGCCCTCAGTTTGTACGACGGTGAGCACAACTACCCGTTTGCCAAGCTAAAGCTGGATGCACGGTATGCGTCTTACCTGACTGAAGGCTCCAAAGCTCTCCTGCGCAAGTGGGGCATCAGTACAGCTTTTGCGGCTGCTCACCGCACGTTCAAAGCCGAAGGTTGGCGCTTCGACGAAGACTCTGCTGCTGAACTCTCCAAAGCCATCGGTAAGGCTTTGCCCAAAATCAAGGCCGACGTTGCAAACGTATCAGCGGCCCAGCTTACGTACCTGACCAAAATCCGTACGTACCTCAACAAGGACTCTGCTCCTGCATGGAAGTACATTGTCAACAACGTGAAGGTCATCGGTGACAATGGAGTAGCCACGGTCTTCGTTGACATGATTGATGATGTAGCTCCCGATACTGTCGGCTCTGCGGAGATCGACACGACCCGTATGCGCCAGATCGTTAAGCGCCTCACTGGTCGCAACGAAGCCATCATCACCCCAATCGAACTCAGCACGCACAACGAAGACAATCCAAAGCTGGTTGCAGAGTACCGTGCTCTGTTTAAGGCCCTGAACGACAAGTTCAAGGTAGAACTGCGCAAGTTCGTACGCTCCAGCGGCAAAGACAAGGTTTCAGTTGACCTGGCTGCCAAGCACCTAGAAGCTAAAGGCTGCAACGCGCTGCCTAAAGGCTTCAAGGGCTTCGTCGGTGAAGACAACAAATACTACACCTCGACTGGTCACCTAATCGGTGGTGCAATCGTTGGTACGGTTGTCATGAACCCAAACTACGATCCCAAGAAAGACAACACCTATGTGTGTTCTTCTGTAGGTGTCGGTCGTGTCGGTCGCCCTCAGGCATGGCGCACCCTCAACTTTGTACACGACAACCAAATCAAGCGTTTTGCAGCCGTCAAAGAAGCTGCTCAAGACGTGACCAAATTCCGACGGAAGTGGGCTGCTGATCTGACAAAGGACGGGACCAAAGAGCAGGTCTTGGCTGCTTTGGTCGAAACGGCTCACACTACTCTGGCTCGAATCGGTGGCCTCAATAACAAAACCGAAACAGGCGAACCTACTTACGGTCTGAGCACCTTGCTGGCTCGGCACGTCAAAGTCGATGCTAAGGGCGCACACTTCGATTACGCAGGTAAGAAAGGTACCGGCCAAGCTGCTACTTTGTATCCGCGCGATCCTGCCATGAAGCGAGCCATAAACGTCATCAAGGAACTGAAGGCCGACAAAGGCCGCAACGATCACCTGTTTACCTACGACGGCAAGCGTATCACAGCCCGTGAGGCAAACCTGTACATGCGCTCTCTTGGCATGCCGCAAAAATTCACTATCCACAAGTTCCGGCACCTTGCTGGAACCAACATGTTTGGTGAGATCATTGCTGCTGCTCCCTTCAAGAAAGGCGACCCGAAAACGACTCAGGCGGCCGTAGAGAAGTGGTACCGCGCAGCTATGATTCCGATCGGCAAAGCACTCCACCATCGTACCGGCGAGAAAGTTACTGGGATGACAGCCGTGGGCGCCTACATCGACCTGACGCCCCAGCGCGACTTCTTCAAAGACCTAGGCTTGCGTGAACCTACTTTCTTGGCCAAGAAAAAGGCTGCTTAACCCGATTGTACCATGAAAATCCAAATTTCCGCCTCTGCGTCTTCTTCAGGTGCTGACAAGGCCTATGAAAACTTCAAAGTCCATGTCAACAAGTATCTTCAGCAGACCTCCCTTGCCAAATTTTCCAAGGCGACCTCTGACGGGCAAGTTTTTCCTTCCGCCTCTGCGTTTTCTGGCAATTTCGAGTTGGGCGTCGGAGACAAGGCTGACCTGGCTGACTCAATGGATGCTGAAAGTGAAGACATCCGAGCTATGCGTCAGGCTCAAACTGTGTTCCTGGAAATGGAATACGAAGCGATCTAACTGCCCAATGTGACTGCTTGTACTTTCTGAGACTGCCATGAAACTCTTGATCTCCCTCTCTGCTGTTCCCTTGTCGATGGCCAAACCATATATGGCTTTGCTGAACAGGCACCTGTACGACAACATCTTCCGCAAATACGGCTCAGGAAACAAAAAATGGCCAGCTAGGATCTACATTCCTGTAGGATCCAAGCCTGTCCAGCCCGTTGAGCCTCCACCTGCGGTTAGGGAAGCTGTCGAGTCTATGGGCTATGTGGTTGACAACTACCTAGCTGGAACTGCTATTCAACGTGACGGCAAGCGTACTACAAGAATAGGTAAGCTACTGTCCAAAGACAAGGACATCCTTAGGGCATTTGAGTCTGATCCGAAGCGCAAAGGCCATAAGGTTGCCCAGGGCGAACTTGTGGTCGTGATCTCCCGCCACCCATACGACGTAATCGGCATGTCGTTTGATCGCGGTTGGACCTCCTGCATGAACCTAAAAGACGGCTCCGGCAAAAAATACCTAAAAGAAGCAGTCAAAGCTGGAGTCTTGGTGTCGTATTTGGTAAAAGCTACAGACGCAAACATCAACAATCCAATCGCCCGAATCTTGCTGGTACCTTATCATCGTGAGGCCGGGGGTACGGTTTTGGTGCCAGACGGTTCGTACGGAGATGCTCCAGCTTCATTTCGCAAAATAGTAAGCACCTTCTGCCAATGGGCGAATTCTGGGTCCCCTGATGGTGTATATGAAGCAGCCAAGGGCGTGTACATGGATGACCTACCCACTACGATTTTTCATGGAAACTCTGAACACATCGACGAGGCCTTGAACCAAAATACTGTAGAAATCAGGGTTCGGGCTATTCAAAGCCCCAACGCTACTGAGGCAAACCTCAACAAGGCTCTGGACGACAAAGATTACACTGTTCGCCGCGTTGCAGC